CCGTTGGTGTTGATCACCACCGGGAACGGGTTGCTCGCCGAAGCGTCAACGGCAGAGCCATCAACACCCCACGCAACCTTGACGCGCTGGTAGTAGACACCGGACAGGTCGTCAGCAGCGATAGACGTGCCAGAGCCCGAAGTTATGGAAACATTGTCAACCATTTGACTTCACCTATGTTGAGGGGAGTTAGGACGCTTTCGTGAGGATCAGCAGAAGACCAATCGGAGAGCCGACCGGGTTGTCCGCGACAGGCCCAAGCGAGTTGGAGGCAGCGGTATTTGAGCCAGACGCATTCGATGCGGTGACAATGCAGTACATTGTCGCGCCAATATCATCCGTGACGAGCGTATACGTGCTTGAAGTCGCACCGCCAATGGGCGATCCGTCGCGATACCATTGATACGTGTAGCTAAGCGGCGTGTTGGTCCACGTTCCGTCCGTGACGGACAGCTCACGCAATACAGTCGTTGTTCCGGATGCGACAGGGGCCACCGTGTTGGCCGGGGCCAAGGGATTGCCCGACGACAAAACGACGGCGTTCAATCCGATCAGGTCAAGGCCGATGCTCAGCGTCATGTGCGCGTCGTCCCTGACGATAGCGTGCGCGTCGTGGACGAACTGCCGCTTGTTACCGTTGCCGTTCGGCCAGAGCTTCCAGCAACGAGGGTCGCCATGTCAGAACAACGCCACGATGTTAGTGGCAGTCGTCGTGCCGCCCGTCGTGCTGTTCACCCGGATTGCCTGGACAGGCAGGATCGACCCGGCGACAGCGCCGGAGAACAGCACCGCGTTGCCATCCACATCCACGACGCACACGTTGCCCGCGCCACCAATGTAGAGGCCACGGCACACACCGTTCGTGAAGTTGGTGCTGTTCGATGGCGTCACAGCCTCGAACACAGTAGCCGGAACGCTACCGCCTTGTTTTACAGCCATGTTGTGATCCTCAGTTTGTAGGCTTGGCTTTCGCCCTGGCCTTCAGGCCCTCAATCGTGGCCTCGTGCTTTTCGGCAGCCATCACGTTGCCGCTCGCCATCGTTTGCATCTCTGCCCGATGACGGTCCGCAGCCATGGCCATGCTGGCCTCGTGTTCCTGCGCCTTCAAAGCCGCCGCGAACTGCATTTCCTGAAGCTTCAGTTCGTGCTCGCGCTCCAGCTTCTGCATATCCATCTGGAACTGGTGCTGCATCTGCGCGTCTGCACGCTGCTGCTCGGCAGCCTTCGTCTCGGCATCAAGTTGAAGCTGCGCCTGCTTGGCCTGCATGTCAGCCTGCATGCCCTGCTGCTTCATCTGAAGCTCGGCCTGCTGTGCCTGGGCGTCGGCCTGGACCTTGATCATCGCAGGGTCAGGCGGCGGCTCCTTCGGCTGCTTGGCTTCTTCCCGCGCCTTGTCCGCCGTCTGTTCGAGCACGGTATCCACCGTACGACCAAGCCGGAAGTTGCGGGCGAACGCCTGGAAGATCGAGATGGCCACCTCGCCGGGAATGACGCCCTCGCCAACCAGCGGGCCAATGGCCTGCGCATAGGCTGCCGAGCCTTGCACGAACTGCGTCATGGTCTCCATGTTGCGGGTCAGGTCAGCGCGAACCGTGCTGTCCGTCTCCACATCGATGCGATACGAGCGCAGAAGGTCGGAGCGGAGCATCTGCTCCACTTCCTCGGCCAATGGGGCTTCCATGGCCTTCTGGGCCTCGTCCAGCCCCTCAGGCGGCTGTGCCGGCTGTCCTGCCTGCTGGGCCATTGCCGCCTGCTGTTGGGCCTGCATAAGCCGCTGTTGGGCCATTGCCTTGTCGGCCTGCGATGCCAGCTTGACGCCCGTCATTTCCATGAGCAGCGGCATCTCGAAGTTCTGGCCGATAAGCTCCGCTTTCATGCGGAACACGTCACGGCAGAACCGCGCAACCTCGGCCTGGAATGACTGGACCCGCAGCGAGCCCCACTGCGCCTTGATCTGCTGTGCGCCAAGCGTCTCGGAGGCGTTCGTGGCACCACGCATGATGTCCGCGAGGCCGCTGACTTCGTAGATCGTCTGTTTGATCGCGTCACGATGAGCAACGAGATGGGCAAGCGCCTTGACCTGCGGCTCGATAGGCCACCACGCGATGGCCTTCTCCAGCCCACCCCCAGCGAACATCTCCAGCCCGTCAGCAGGAACCAACTCGCCATCGTCGGCCTTGATGATCTGCTCGATAGAGGCTGCCGAGGAAGCGTAGATGCCACGCACGCGGATCTGGCGGACCAGCCGTCGAATGCGGATCGTGACTTCGTTCAGCTCCTCAGCCAGTTCCTTGTACGAGCGGTACAGCGGAACCGGGATCAGGTCCGTGGGCGTGTTGATGGGTTGAAGCGGGCGCGGTATCGGAAAGAAGCCCGTAAGCTGCAACGGGTCGGGCTCGACCCTCAACGGTCCCGCTTCATACGACGGGCAGATGAACAGGCATTCGCCCGTTACCTTGTCCCAGATTTCCCAGACGCAGGCTCGCAGGAACACCTCGGACGGGTCCTTGGCTCCCTCGGCCTTGTCCTTGTCGGTCTCCCCGCTGCGAGTGTCGTAATCGAGCGTGATGGTTTTCCCGACATTCTCATTCAGGTCGCGGATCTGGTCGCGGGTCAGGTAGTGCTTGAATGCGATCCACTCGACATCATCCCAGATCAGGCCAGGACCGCGCCGGAAGTTCTTCCACGGCACGTACTCAAGCGTCACCAACTGGCTAACGATCTGCTCGCCGGCCTCAGGTGGGTTCGTTTCGTTGTGCTCTACGTTTTCGTAGGACTGGCCTTCGGGTGCCTCGCCTTCTTCAAGCTGGCTCTCGTCAGGTCCAACCACTTTTGGGACGTAACGAACACGGGCCACGCCGCGCCCAGGCCCGACAGCGTCGAAGGTGACAGCCCGCATGACCGCATCGAAGTCGTATTGGTCAAGCGAATAGCTGATGGCGCGTTCGAGAATGTCCGCGACCGCTTTTGCGGAGACACCCGGATCATTGTAGCGCCTCCGAATGTCAGGCTGCGGCGTCGAGTTGTAGATGGCCGGCAGAAGCGTCTCGGTGTTCGAATACAGGATGTTGAAAGCCTGCTGCTTCTTCTGCTCCCTGGCCGAACGGTAGATCTCAACGATCTCGTCGGCCTCTTTACGCCAATCCAGTTCTTCCTTGTCGGCAGCCTCGATGGCAGCCATCCACATCCGGACCTTGCCGGCCTCAGGCGTGGACACACCTTCCCTGATCGCTTGTTCGACTGTCTCGAACTGAGCGTTCTCATTAGCCATTCAGGGATGCTTTCTTAGACTTCCTCACGCTTGCGGCGCTTGGCCTCAAGGTGCTTCAGCAAGTCAATGTTGGCCGTAACACGACCGTCCGGGTTCACCATGTAGACCGGACCACGCGAATGATCAGGCTCTTTCGACTTCGGCTTAAACCCCGCGTCGATGTGGTCGAGCAATTGGCCTACAAGCCCTAGCGCGTCAACCTGGTCGTCATGCTTGCCAGCCGGGAACTGCAACAGCTCCGCGATGAAGTCTGCCGCCCACGGCGCATCCTGCGGGATGTAGAGCCCTAGTTGTGCCATACGACCACGGATCGATTGAGCCCGAATAGCTTTGTCTGTACGCGAGGCGAATTGCCGGCGAAACGTGTACGCCTGCTTTTCCAGCGCCCGCCGCTGAAGAAACGGGCCAACGCCGCTAGCGATCTGGCCCTTTTCCTCGCCCCACTCGATGGGCTTCCAGTACCGGACCAAGTCGCACCAAGCGTCGATCCACTGTTCCGAGCTTGTTTGCTCTCGCCACAGATCCAGAACATACGGCCTGCGTTCCGTGTCCATGCCCACGACAATGTGGACCGTGTAGTCACCGCCATCCGCCGTGACCGCATAGTCCGATGCGCCCACGATCCGCATCTGGGCGGGGTCGGGTGGCACGCTGTACCGCTTGATCCAGTCGGCTTTGAAATAGTCGCCGTCGTCTGGAACCGGGTTTTGCTGATAGAGCGCCGACCATTCACGCGGCAGGAGCATCGCCCGCTTGCGCTTTAGGGCCGCCTCGTCTTCCCACTCGGGCCACAGGGCATCTCCAGGCTTGCGCCCTAGCGGGTCATTTGGGCCGGCGAGCGCGGGGAGCGATATAACCCGCCACTGATCGCCGCCCTTCTTCATGGCCTCCAGAAGCTCGCCAGAAAGGTCCGCCTCATGCCATCGGGTCTGTATGACCACAATGCGCCCACCCGGCTTCAAGCGGGTCAGCAGGTCGGACCTGAACCAATCTAGCGTCTTGTCTCGGATTGTCCCGCTGTCTGCGTCCTCACGCGACCTTACAGGGTCATCGATGACAACGAGATCAGCGCGACGACCAGTGA